AACATATTAATATTAATACGATGAAAGAACAGAGATTTAGTTTACTCAAGGCTATCAGAAATGTAGCAGAAAACAGACAGCTCGATAATGTAACGGCAGCAGTTTGTAATGTGGGTATGAAGGAAATGAGGGCAGCAGGTCTTAATACTGTAGGTCAGATTTATATCCCAACCATGGAAACACGTGCAGCAGTTTCTGTAGCTAGTGAGGGTGTAGATGTAGTTGCAACTGATTTATACGATATTATTGAGCCTCTCCGTGCTAAGAATGTCCTAGTACAGGCAGGTGCAAAGTTCTATACAGGCTTGACTAATAATGCACAGATTCCAGTAATGACAGGCTCTAATGTAGGATGGGCAGGTGAGACAGCAGCAGCAACAGACGGTAATGTACTGTTTAATAATGTAACGCTGACTCCAAAGCGTTTGACGGCTTATGTTGACATTTCTAAGATGTTGCTTGCACAGGATTCTATCGGTGTAGAGAATGCAATTAGACAGGACCTTATCAACGCTATTAACTCAAAGCTCGAGAACACGATTTTGGGCAAGGGTGCTAAGTCAGCTACAACCCCTGCAGGTATTTTCAACGGAAAGACCCCAACTAAGGTTACTGATTTTGAGGGCTTGGTAGGTCTTGAGGCTAAGGTAGAAGAGGCTAATGTACTCGGTGGTATTTCATATATTGCCTCACCTTCAGCACGTGCAAGTTTTAGAAACATGATGAAGGGTTCTAGAGGTACAGCCCAGCTTGCTTATGTGGATGGTTCACTAGACGGCACGCCTGTATTTAGTACCTCAAACGTGGAAACTAAGACTTTTGTAGTAGGTGATTTCTCTAACTTGGCTATCGGTAGTTGGGGCGGTCTTGATATTGTTGTCGATAACTATACACAGGCGGTTAATGGTATGATTAGGTTAGTAGTTAATGCTTACTTTGATGCAGCACTTATCAGACCAGAGGCTTTCCAGTACGGTACATTCGCAGTCTAAATAGTTAACATTGTTTCTATATGTACGTAAACTTACAGCAACTAAAGAAACATCTAAACATTGATTCTAGTTTTCACGATGACGATGAGTACCTATGTGACCTAGAGCAAGCAGCGGAATTAGCAGTAGAACGACATATAGATGATAAGTTAGAAAATATCATAATAGCTAGTGGGGGGACTACATTACCGCCTCCCCTAGTTCAATCTATATTAATTCTAACAGCAAACTTATACGCTAACCGTGAATCTATCGCTTTTAGTAGTCACACAGAGCTACCCTATAGTCTTACATACTTACTAGACTTATACAAGAATTATAGTAAGAAATACACAGGCGGAAAGGATAAGGTATGAGAACAGGACTACTAAGAGATGTAATTTCTATCTATCGGACTGAAATAATACAAGACGATTTCGGAGGTACTACTAATCAACACCGCCTATTAACAACTACTAGAGCTAATGTAGGTTATAAGACAGGAGATAGAGTGCAAGTAAACGATGAAATTGTCTATACCTATCAAGTTACTTTTGAAGTTTGGCAGTACGTTAATATACAGGAACACACAGACTATATAATGTACAAGGATAAGAAGTACAGGGTCTTAAGTGTCATTCCAGTACCAGCCCAACAAAAGAAGGTAATAGAAACAGAGCTAATCAATGAATAACGACAACTTAGAACTAACAGGGGCGGAAGAGCTAGTTAAGAAGTTCACAGAGCTAACAGGACGAGAACAGGCCAAGGCTAAAAACACGGCACTAAAGAAAGGTAGTGATATTTTAGTTAAGGCAGCTAGGCAGAGTCTCAGAACAGTAACCAAGGGCTATAATCACCCTAACTGGTGGAACGGTAGGACGCTAGAGTCTGGTATTAAGTATAGTAAGCCAAGTAAAGATAGTGATACAGCTAAGGTGCATATTATGGCTGACTTTCGCTTAAAATTTTGGGAACTTGGTACACAGTTGAGACGTACTAAGGCAGGTGCTAGTAGGGGTGTTCATAAGCGACATAGTTTTTTCCAACCTACTGTACAGGCTAAGATGTCAGAAGTTGAGGACTCTATGGGTAGGTTATTTTCTGAGTCTATTGATAAGATATGGAATAAGAAGTAATGGAGAGTTTAGAATTAGGTAGGGTAGTTAAATCTATCCTACTACAAGACGAGGAATTAAGTAGGCAAGTAGGAAGTAAAGTATTTCCACTAGTCGCTGATAAAGGTACTAGTTTCCCTTTCATTGTATATCGGAGAGACGGCCTAACACCAAGCAGCAATAAAGATAAGCTAGTCTATGATACACAGGTTAGAATTTCATTAATTGTAGCTAGCAGTGATTATAGACAGGGGCTAGGAATATGCAGTAAGGTAATAGATGTCTTACTAGCAAGCCAAGGTAGAACTATAGGGGGACTTGAAATAACAGACCTAGAACTACAAGACACTAGCGAGGAATACAGGGAAGACACATTCTTACAGCTTATAACAGTAAACATAAAAATTAAATAACATAATATGGCAAGTGTAACCAAAGGACGTGACCTAATGCTTTTTATTAATGGAAAGTCTATCGCTTTTGCAACTAGTCACAGTCTTTCAATTAGCCAAGATACAACTGAGACTACCTCTAAGGATAGCGGTGGTAAGTGGGTATCAGCACAGGCAGGAAAAATCAGCTGGGAAATGTCTAGTGAGAACTTAATGAGTAATGATGGTGAAGGTGTAGGCTTTGAACAACTATTTGATATAATGACTGCACAGACCCCAATAGATGCAGTATTTGCCCTAGAGAAGAACTATAAGACTAAGGCAGATGAGGTAACTAAAGGCGGTTGGATTCCTTCAACTACTGGCACATACACTGGCAAGGTAATAATTACCTCACTAGAGGCAAGTGCTCCAAACGAGGACAACGCTACATTTTCGGCTACATTTACAGGTGTAGGTGCGCTTAAGAAGGTGGCAACAGCATAAAAGAAATAATAATGAAACAGGCCTATACCTATTATATCCAAACTTAACAAGGGTGTAGTAGGTAGCCCAATAATTTTTTAATCATGAATACAGTAACAATTAACAACAAGGAATATAAATTAAAGTATAGTGTACGTGCTATGATGTTATTTGAGGCAGCAGCTAGTAAGTTATTTTCACTTGACACCCTTAGCGACCAGTACCTTTTTCTGTATTGTTGTATCTTAGCAGGTAACAAAGACACTGACCTAACATTTGACAAACTGCTCGACTCCATAGATGAAGACCCTAGTATCTTTACAGTCTATACAGATTTCATGAAAAGGGAATTATCTAGACAAGCAGAGTTTAAGGGTAAGAATGAGAAGAAAGGTGAGGAACAGGGAAAAAACTAGGAATGGCAGATGTATTTAGTATCTTAGTATTTCAGGGCGGTTTAGAACCAGAGTATATACTTGACAGGATGACTTGGTTAGAGTTACACATCTTAGTAAAAAACTTATACAGGGCTAAACAGGATGAATGGGATATAGCAAGACAGACTATTTTTACATCTGCCAAAGTAATGGGTGGCACTAAAGAAAATAACCCACGAAAATTTATGCCCTTACCATGGGACAACTTAGAAGGTAGTACAGGAGATAAAGACCCACTACCAACCAAGGAGGACATAGAAAGACTTAAACAGAAAGCGAAAGAATATGGCACAAGATTTAGTAACCAAAATAAGACTTGATGATAAACAGTTTAAGTCCATTATAGATAAAGTAAAAAGTGAAGTAGGTAATACTGAGACTGTATTTAAGGCTAGTAGCGGTAATATCAAAAGGGAACTTAAAGCGATACAGGGTGAGCTGAGCCAGATGTTATTAAATGGTGTAGACCCTGCTAGTGAGGCTTTTGTTAGTCTGAGCCATAGGGCAGGTGCTATAAAAGATGCTATCGGTGATGCAGGCCAAATTATAGGTCAATTTGCAAATGATACTAGAGGACTTACAGCAGCCCTAGATGTAGCAGGTACAGGTATAGGGATTTTCCAAACAGTTGCGGGTAGTATGGCCCTGTTTGGTGTTGAATCAGAGGAGGCACAGAAAACCCTAACTAAACTTGCTGGTGCTATGAGTGTCTTAAATGGAATTACTCAGCTACAAAATACCTTCATGGACCAGTCAAGCGGTACATATAGGGCTTATCATGCACTCTTAAGGCTAGTAGGAATTGAACAAACAAACCTAACTACTACAGTCTCAGCTAATACTACTGCACAGGCTACTAATACAACAACACAGGTAGCAGGTACGACAGCACTAACAGCTAATACGACAGTTAAACAAGCTAATGCAGTAGCGACAACTGAAACTACCACAGCCACAGCAGCAAATACAGTAGCCACAGAAGGAGCAACGGTAGCAACAGGTGGATTAACAGTAGCACAAGGGGCAGCAACAGTAGCAAGTAAAGCCCTAAGAGTTGCCCTATCTGCAATTGGTATAGGTATCTTGATTTCCTTAGTAGCAGCACTGTATCAGAAATTCGATGACTTAACAGATAGATTTAAGACTGCTGAGGGTGCTAGTAGTAAGATGGCGCAAGCATGGAACAAACTAAAGGTAGTTGCGGTTGGTATCGGGAATGTCATTTGGGAACACATGATATATCCCCTTAAGATGTTTGCAGGAATTGTTCGGGATATTATTAATGGTGATTGGGATAAAATAGTTAGTAATGCAGTACAGAGCTTCAAGGGTGGCCACGATGTAATAGGGAATTATAAGTACGCAGCTAACAAGGAGAAAGGTAAGCAGGCAGAAGAGAAAAAAGATAGTGAAGACAAGGCAGCAATAAAGAAGATTAATGATAACTTAGAGGCTGAGAACGCTAAAAAGGGTAGCTCAATAGATAGAGAAATAGTAGCAAGCCGAGATAGACTTAAGCACCTAAAGAAAGATAGTGAAGAGTACAGGAAGGAATATAATAAGCTAGAGGACTTAAAGAGGCAAAAGAGAGAGCAGGCAGCCCAACAAAGCAAGAAAGCAAGCCAAGCAGCACAGAGAGCCAAGGAACAAGCAGCACGAAAAGCAGAGACAGCAAGGAAGAAAGCACAAGCTGAGGCACAGAAAGCAGCAGAAGAGGCAAAGCGGAAAGCAGAAAAGATAGCAGATGACCAGAAAACCTTAAAGCAGACTATCGAAACTGAAACCACTAATAATAATAAGGGTAGTAGGAAGGTAGAAGAGGAACAGCTAAAAAATGCGTATGGTTCAGATAAGAGTAACGTAATCAATACACAAGGGGCTTTAGACAACCAGCTTAAACTAATCAACGACTACTACACTAAGATAGAAGGTTTTAGACAGGCAGACTTAGCAGATGAGATAGCAGCAGTTAATAAGAAGTATGCAGCCTTAGCAGAAAAGGCACACGATAATAAGGAACTACTCACACAGCTAGAGGAACAGAAACAGGCTGCAATATCTAACTTACAGGCTGAGTATGCTAACAAATATACTGAACTACTAGACCAAAGGGCAAAGGATGAGAAAGAGGCAAGTGATAAGCTACTAAACCCACTTATCGACAAGGCTAGGCAGTTAGGGCAGGAACTAGGTAGAAGTCTAGACCTTAAGGGACTTGATTTTTCAGCACTTACTAAACTTACTGAGGAGCTACAGAAGTCAGTAGATGGTATGAAAGAACTACAGAAAGTTAAGGATAGCTTAGGTAGTTTTGAGAATAGTGGTATTACTAGGATGTTAGAGGATGCCAAGGCCTTACAACAGATACTAGGTAGTAAGATGGCTAGTGACGGTGAGAAGATAGGTGCTAGTATGGTGTTTATGTCTCAAGCAATACAACAACTAGGACAAGATAGTGCAGCAGCCAAGGCAGGTTTAGTATTACAGGCAATAGGTCAGATTATATTAGGTTTTGCACAAGCCTCCGCACAAGATTCTAAACTAGGCGTTATAGGTTGGGTAGCAGCAATTGCAGCAGGTACGGCAGTAATGATTAGTACAATATCACAGTTACAATCATTCTCACAGGGTGGTATATTCCAAGGTAGTAAGACAGTAGGAGACCATAACCTAGCACGTGTTAATAGTGGTGAAATGATACTAACCAAGACACAACAAGGAAACCTATTTAGAATCTTAGACAACAATACAGCAGGTCTAGGAGGGGGTGTAGGTGTAAGTAGTGTAAGGGTAAAGGGTAGCGACATCTACCTAGCCCTAAGTAACTATAGCAAGGTTCAGAGTAAGACAGGAAGGAGAGTACTATGATATTAAGAGGAGATTTTAGGAACTTATCGGATGAACTACTAACCGTCCTAATTAAGAGTGGTGGTAGTGGGGAAGTTAAGGAGATAGGCAAGGATGGGTTATATTTTTCCTCAGAGCCTGTACATATTGAAGAGAGTATAGAAGACATAACAGAACACGTAATAAGAAAATCAGCCACTATTAACTTAGTTGTTTCTGATTACTTAGGTGACTTACTATTTACAGGTGCTGCTAGAGATATAGTAGTAAACATTTGGAAGGGTAGTGAGTGTGTGTTTGCAGGATATGTAGAGCCAGCAACATTTAGCCAACCCTTTAATAGTAGTGTTGATGAGTTTACCCTTAACTGTACAGACTTTCTTAGTACCCTTCAATATACTAGTTACAAGAATATAGTACCCTTAAACTATAGGCAGGCGGTACAAGAGGCAGGTAGTACTAGTTTTATGGAGGTCTTGGGTAGGATATTTGATACAAGGGGACTAAACCTAAACAACAACCAAAAGCCTAGATTACTATATGACCAGTCTAAGGGTACGGCAAAGGGAAAGGAAGGTACTGTATTTGAAGAGCTAAGTATTAGTGAGTTGTTCATAATTGGTAAGGACGAGGATAGCACATGGACGAATGAAGACCTACTAAAAGAAGTCATGCAGTATCTTAACCTACATATCAGACAGGAAGGGTTAGACTTTTATATCTATGATTGGGACACACTAGTACAGGGTAATACTATAAACTGGTTAGACTTACAGACAGGTGAGGTAGTCAGTAAGCAGCCACAATCTATTATAATCAACCCTTCACACTATGCAGGAAGTGATACAAGCCTAAGTACAAGTGAAGTAGTAAATCAGTTCCAATTATCCTGTAGCCTAGAAGGACAAGATACTATAATAGAATCACCACTAGCAGAAGACAGCCTAAAATCACATTACAAAGGACAGCAGCTAATACTTACAGAAATTAGTAGTCTTGGTAGTGGTAAGAGTGCAAACGATTCCTTTAATGCAGCAGTGAAGGGACAGCCTACTACTTATGATGCGTTAACAGAAACGGATTGGTACATGAGGTCTATGTATAACCCAACATGGAAGTTACGTAGGAGTGAAGATATGTTAGAGGTTGATGAGAACGGAACAGGTATTAATCAGCATAAAGTGGCACAGTACCTAAGAGACCATCCCTTAACCCCTGCACTGCTTAGACTTGGTAGTGTAGAAAGGAAAGCAAAGAGTACCGATAATTCCCCTACAAGTAAGATTGACACGGACGATTATTTGGTGATAAGTGTAGGCGGTAATGAGAATGACACAGCAGAAAAACACAGCCCGACCGATAATGACCTAAGAGACTGTTCCCCATTGATTGAATATGTAGGTAATAAGTCAGGTGGTGTATTTAGCCCCCCAGATGAGAACACAACTAACTACCTAGTATTTAGTGGTAGCTTGTTGATGCAGCCTATCTTATATGAAAGTAGTGTAGGTAGGGCTAGTAGGGTATCAAGTTATGACTCTATCCTAAAATATGGTGCTAGGAAGACACAGGGAAAAGAGTACACCGCTATAGTCCCATTCTATGACCCACCTAAAAGAGATAATGTATTTGACCTTCGTAGATTAGACAGTAACCTAGTAAAGTCTGAGGGTAACGATGAAGGAAGATATTACACTAGGAAACATTTTAGCGCAAGACTTAATACCG